CAGTATATGCCCTTTCATAACCAAATCCAAATCCTCTTCCAAAACTGCCTTCCAAGTGTTCTGTTTCAAAAGAAGGGACAGAATCAAAACTATCATCAAATGCTGAATCAAATGGTGGGCCAGTATAAACAAAATCAATAGTAGTGTGTCCTGGTTTGAATTTTTTAATTGTACATTCAAGCAATCCTAAAGCAGGATATCTGACCAAAGGATCACCAGCGGCACCTGAACCAGCAAGAAAATAAATGATTTCTGCTCCATATAGAGCATTGATTGTCCAATGGAATATTACATCTTGATCTCCACAAGGATCACCAGCAACCCCTATTCCTGCCCAAAATGGTGTGTGTTCAGTGATTGTTATAGTATATCCTAAAGCTGTAGCCAAATCGATAAAGTATTGTTTATCCTGTTGGCCCAAAGTTATCAGCTTTGTATGAAGGATTTTCCTTCTTTCCTGTAATGTTTCAGCTGGGTCTGAACAGTCATCAGGCAATGCAAAATCAGTTTCATGCTCACCAATAAGTTCAAGAGTTTTCCTTGTATCATTTTCGCTCTGCAAATCATAAGACCGACCATCAACACGTGCCAGCTCCTCTGCTTCACCATGTAATGTCTGTGTCATATGACTATCAGAATCACGATTCCAAGCCTTGCCTTTTGGCAACAAACTCTGCAAAAGCCTCAAGTAATTAGTTGAATTATGCATATAAGCTAAATGTTAATGTCCCTAATATGTGTACTTGGTTAACTGCTGCGGCCACGTCTGCAACAGGTGATACAAGTGTGTGTTTCTCTTCACCTGTAGCCAAACTTATTGCTTCCGATATTTCAGACAAATAAATTGTTTCTCCTGGCCCACCTTCCCTGTAAAACAAATCCTCAAGCTGCTGCTCAACTGCTACCTGAACAGCTGATGTATTTGGGCTGATGGCAATAGACATAGAAACAGCAAGTTCAGAAAGTTCAACAACAAAGAATCCTGGCTCTGCTGTTACTGGAATACCAATGCTTTCACCTGTTGATGGATCATCATGCTCAATTATATAATCATATACAGCTTCCCTCTGTGTCAGGTTTGGAACAATTGAAGCGTCATCATCTCTTGTAAAAGCCAAGCCTATTGTTCCTGCTCCCATATATTGAGGAAATGCCCATGCCCTTGTAACACCTGAAACTTCTTTTGCCCATATCTCATAATCAAACTCAGCCCCACCATGAGGTGGTTGCCTTTTCCTTGCAAGAATCCTGAGCCGATAATCATCATCCTCTTCCTCATCTGTACCACCAGTGATTCCATCTGAATCAACTGTTACAGTTGAGTCAATCCCGATTATTGGAGATACAAAAGAAAGTGAAATACCAGCATCATCATTACCAGCAGCATTTGCAATTTCAGCAGTAAAAGCAACTGTTGCAACACCACCAGCTATTGTTACAGCTGTATCAACAAGATAAACTTCACCATCTGTTGATTGTAATTCTGTGTCAGCTGGGATTACTGTTCCATTTGTACCTGTAGCTTGAGCAGAACCTGTTGCCTTGGTCGCTGCCTTTCTTGTTATACCGTATTCATTGCCTATGCTCTCAAGTCCTTCTGTATCTGCTTTTGCAACAAATAACTGGTCTGCTTGGTATCCAAGGAATCCATAAACAAGATGAACTGCTCCAGCATATACAACAGCCATGACTTTAAGGACAGACCTTCTCAAAAAGCTATTAGAGCCATTTATCCTTGTTTCAAAATCACCTGCAATTCTATCTACCAATGCTTGTAGTGTTGGTCTTTCAAATGGCATGAATTAATTCCTCCTTAAACAGTAGCTTCCTGTGCCTCCCACTGCTCATTAAAGCCTATGTTTAATGTTGAAGTGTCCTTGAATATTTTAACCAAAAACGCAAGCCTTGGATTAGTAACTGTCCCTGCTCGCTCAACTTCAACGTCAACTCTTTTGGTTATTCCATCATCAATCATCCATCGCAAAGCCTCTGTGATATATTGTTTTGCCCTTTCCAGCACTTCCTCAGTTGTCTTTTCTCTTTCAAGTAGCCATAATTTAGAGCCAATCTTATCATCTTCAATATCAGAAACAAGGTCACCCCACCAACCCCTGTTTCCTCTGGTTATGTCAGGCAAAGGATCATCATCATTGGCTCTTGCATCTGTAAACAATGATACTATAGCAGCTGTTTCCAGCCCTTCATCTTTTTCCAAATCATTATCTTCAAAGCCAAAATCACCTTCCATCAAACCTATATCCCATGATATCTTTATATCTGTAGCCATAATCTGCCTTTAGTTTGCGGTCGTTTTCTCTGTTGTATCAGTATTTTCAACCATTAAAGTATTTGGAACACCTGTAACACCAGCTACTGGGTCGTTATGAGTATGACCATTATAAATATCCATAGCTAATTTATTAAGCAATTTATTCAATGTTCCAGCAACATCACCAATCTTTATCTCTGTGCCTTCAATTTCGATGACACCACCTGCTTTTAAAAGAACCCTATGTCCTTCTGAATGATAAACAGCAACCTCTCCTGAAGCCAAATCAGTTGGGCGATGTCTCCTATCATGAACACAGATGACAATTCCATTATCTCTGTTGCCATTCAGAAAAAGTCCTAATGCCTCAGCATCTACCAAAGGGTAGCTCTCAAAGCCATAATTCTGAAACCTTTCAATTCCAGTGATTGTTTCTCCGTTTAGTGCAACGATTTGCAGCTTCTGTGTTGTCTCACTGTTATCTATAGCTTTGAGTATAGCCCTTCCAATTATGAGATATATTTTTTTTCTCAGTGGGGCCAAGAATCTTTTAAGACTATTCATTTCAACAACTCTCCAAAGATTGATATTCTCACAGATTGGTATGCATCAATGTAACAGATAGCCATCAGTTTTTTATCATCATCTTTAGCATTTTCTCTCCTGCCTCTCCAATGAACAATGAGCCTATCAAGATATGCTCTTACAGCCATTTTTTCAAATTCTATCCTATTAGGCTCGTCACTCATTCAAAACTCCCTGAGATACCTGAGTGTTTGGATCAAACCCTTTATCTGATGGCCCTTTTATCTCTACACTTTCAGGTTTAAGTTCATATGTGTTTGGGTGAACTAATGTTATCATGGTTTCACTACCACTCTCAGTAAGCGAGAAGTTCAATGCTGATATCAAAAATTCCTTTTGAAGGTTTAAAAAGGAATCATTAACTTCAACAATCCTGTTGATTTTCCAAGGTTCATCATTTGACTGCAGCCATCCTTGAACAACATAGCTTAATGCTCTGCTTTGACCTGCTCTGTTTCTTGCCTCCCATCTCGCCAAATCCTTAGCACCAGCATTATCAACCTTTTTATCTGACAGGATGACAAGTGGCCTATATCTTTCTATTACATTGTCTTCAAGATTGCCAATAGGCTGTGTAAAGTCAACCACTGTCAAATTATCATTACCTGTCCCTTGAGCCTTAGCAATATAATTGGAATATCTGTCCATATCGCTCTGCTCAAGGTCACCAGACTTTATGTTTTCGCCAAATACAAGGGTGTCTGATGCTTTTGTGACACCAGCTCTTGTAAGTGTTAACTTGCCATCACCATATGTTATTGGCAATATCCCCTTGCTTTCGCATACTCTCCTTATTGCCTCTGCTACAGTTTCACCTTCATTAAATTTAAATGAAGCCTCAACTTTTGCTGCGTCTGCAGCCACTGATGAATCAACAACGACCTCTATAGAGTGTTGATCACAAAGCCTTTTAACAATTGACTTGACAGTAATTTTCTTCCATTCGTTTTGTTCGCTGACTGCAGAACAGTCAACCAAATCTGCTGTCTTGTCCCTGCCTGATATCTGGATATTATGAGATGTTGCATCGTAGCCAATGTTTATCTGATCAACATATCCATTTATAAGTTCTGTACCACTAAGGCCAACAACACATTCATCTCCCATCTTAATTGCCCATTTGCCAAAATTTCCAGGAAACTTATCAGTCACAGTAAAGCCAAAGGCTCCAGCAATCTGATTCATAGACAAGTTGACTTGCAACATCTTCCAGCCACCATAAGAAACACCCTCAATGACCAGTTCTATTTCATCACTCACTTAACACCTCAACTGTCTGGCCATTTGGAAGGAATCCTGGATGTTTAATTGATGGGACATTTCTCAAAGCTATTCTGTCTGCTCTATCCAAATCCTCATATAAATCATAGGCCAATTCTAATGTTGAAAGCACACCAACTCCAATTTCATAATCAACCACGTTTGCAAGGGTTGCTCCTATTTGCTTCATGGCTTTTATAAAAACAGACTTGGCTTCAGTCAAAGCATTAAATGTTTTCTCATCAAATACAGCCAAACCAAAAGTTGTGAAAAGGATATCATCTACATAATCACCCATATCAAGCAGCAAATCATCAACAGCTTCAGTTATCATAGTCATTGTATCAAAACTGTCTTCAAAGCTATAATAATCAACACGTGCAGCAACCTGCATAGCTTTCATTAAAGAGTTTGCTCTTATGACATTCTTATAGGCTATCCTGTTTGCCTTTTCTTGTGCCCTTATATAATTGTCAACAGGTATCTCTTCAACATTGCCACCATATGGTGATGTTTCTTCTCCTGAAGGAAGTTCACCAAACCTGTTTATTGCAACCATTGATTTCACACAAGATGTCCCAAGAGTATTGTCTATCTTGGTTGCAGAAGCAAATCTCAAAAATTCTCTGCCACTGCATTCTCCAGTAGAATAGCTTGTAAAAAGATCACCAGCCAAACCTACAAGCTGAAAAAATGAATCACAAGAATCAACAAGAAGTGTTCCAAGAGAACATGGTGAAGTTATAGCAGATGTCAAGAATGATTTGTTAGCTTCAAGAGTTC